AAAAAAATTTGGTATAATATATATAGAAAATGAAGAAAGGGTTTTAAAAAATGTCTAAAAGCGAAGAGTTCTTGAATTTCTGGAATTATTTGGTTCATGATGTAGCAGGTGATATTGATGTGCCTGAGAATGTGCAGGCATACATTGATGCACTAAGTGGTAATGAGAAAAAGGAGAAACCCTTATTTACCGATAATGGTAAAGTAATTTTGCAATGGTTGCAAGGTGCGCCGGACGCTTATTATAAATCAAAAGACATTGCTGAACAAGTTGGTTTGGCATCGAAGTCTGTGGCTGGCGCAATGAGAAAGTTGATTACAGATGGATTTGTTGAAAAAGTAGGCAAAGATCCAGTACTGTATATGATTACATCAAAAGGAAAAGAAATTAATATTGAGGAGTAATGATTATGAAAAAGACAATGAACAATGTGCATCTCGAAGGTTATGTGTATGATATTGACATGAAGGAAGCAGTTACTGGTGAAAGATCAAAAGTTCCTGGCACTAAGTATCTGCGCGGCACCATTCAGATTTGTACTGATGAAGTTGGCGCGAATGTATGCCCAGTTTATATTTCTTATGCTACTCCTGTGACACCGGCTGGTCGTGCAAATGAGACTTATAACATCTTGTCTAAGCTCATGAGTGGGGAATACTCTACTTGGATGAATGGTGGCAAGGATAATGCCTGCCGTGTTCGTATTGATACTAGCATTGGCGTAAATGATTTTTATGCAACTGATGGAACTCTTGTTTCTCAGGTTCGTAATGAGAACGGTTTCCTCCATATTATGACCGAGGATTTCAATGAGGATACCAATCAGCGCGCTTCTTTCCAGGTTGATACGGTTATTACGAATGTAATTGAGAAGGAAGCAGACCCTGAGAGAGAGATGCCTGCACATGCTTTGATTAAGGGTTATACGTTTAATTACAATGGGTCTAAGATTATGCCTGTTGATTTTATGATTACTAAGCCCGATGGTATTCGGTTCTTCCTTAGTATCGGTGCTTCTAATGCTAAGCCTTATTTCACGAAGTTGAGTGGTCATCAGACTTCTCGTACTGCTCAAATTAAGGTTGAGGAAGAAAGCGCATTTGGTGACCCAATTGTTCGTTTCCGTTCTATTTCTCGGAAGGCATATGTCGTTGATAGTTGCTTGAAGCAGCCTTATCTGTGGGATGATGCTGAAACGATTACTGCGGCTGAGTTTAAGAGTAAGTTGGCTGACCGTGATGTTGAGCTTGCTGCTTTAAAGCAGAGTTCAGATGAGTATCGTAAGAACCGTGCGGCTGGTGGTACTGCAACTGCTACAACCACGGCTGCCGCAAGCACTAATGCACTTTATGATTTTTAATTAAGGAGGGCACATAAATGGCTAATGCATTGCTCTCTATTAAACCCCACGAAGTGTCTAAGGACCTTCGTGGGTATAGTGTCCTTTTGTACGGCACACCCAAAAGCGGTAAAACTTCTACCGCAGTTCAGTTCCCTAAACATTTGCTTCTTGCTTTTGAAAAGGGTTATAGCGCAATTCCCGGCGCGATGGTTCAGCCAATTAACTCTTGGAATGAGTTTAAAGCAACTTTGATTGACCTTCGAGACGAGGATGTTAAAAAGACTTATGAAACCATCATTATTGATACAGCGGATATTGCTTATGATTACTGCTGTGAATATGTTGCTAGCTCTTATGATAAAGCATCTATTAGCGAAATCCCTTACGGTAAGGGATACGAGCTTGTCATGACCGAATTTGATAAAGGTATCCGTAAAATCCTACAAATGGGTTACGGCCTTGTTCTTATCTCTCACGCTCAGGAACGCACTGATAAAGATGTTGATGGTTCAGATATTGTGCGGTTGATGCCTACTCTTGATAAACGTGGGCGCTTGATTTGCGAACGTACTTGTGACATTGTTGGTCTTATTAAGCCTGCTCGTGGAGCAGACGGTATTGTTCGTAGCAGAATGTATATGCGCGAAACACCAGAATATCAGGCCGGTTCTCGTTTCAAGTATATGGTCGATAGCATTGACCTTAGTTATGATAATCTTGTAAAAGCCATCTCAGATGCTATTGAAAAAGAAGAGCAGATGACTGGTGGAAAATATGTAACTGCAACACGTGAGCAAGTTTATACTGAGGCTCCTAAGCCCGATGATGAAGATGATTTGCTCGCAGCCCAAGAAGAATTTAAAACTGTTGCTAGTCAGCTATTGACAAAAAATCAGGCTAATCGCACCAAGATTGCCGCAGTAATTCTCCAATATCTCGGCAGAGATGAGAGCGGAGCACCGCGGAAAGTCACTGAAACCGAGGTAAAGGATGTTCCTGCAATTAGACTGATTAATAAAGACCTCGGCAGTTTGCTATAAACAATATTTCAAATCAACCGAGACAAAAATCTCGGTTGATTTTTTTCTAAAATTATGATATAATATATATAAGGAAG